TACAAACTTGGAGAATGTGATATATTCTCTATTCAGGATTATGGCACAGTATATTATGAAATCAAATCCAACTTTAACAAAAAGTCTTATAATAAAGCTTTAATTCAATTACTTAGATGGTCAGGGTATATGTATTATATCTTTCCAGAAAGGGATTATTATGGCATTTATTGGACACCAACGAAGTTTGAATTAATGGCAAAGAACGGTAAAATGTTTAATAATATTAAGAATTGCTAAAAACCAGTAGTTCTGTAGGAACTTGCCCGGGGTATAAGGATGCTGTGGACATCAGATCACCTCCCCTCGTTAAATTGAGACCTGGAGCTACTGGTTGGCAAGAAAGAAGTGAGATGGTTACAAATTATAGTAAACTGAAGAATCATGGCAAACAAAGACAAATTCATCCACATATTCAAGGAAGAGCATTGTCCTGCTTGTGGTGGATATATGAAATGTGAAGGTTATTATATTCTAGCATGTGATAATTGTAAATATACAGAATATTGTGTATTTGGCAATAGATGTTTTGATGGGAGGGATGATGAAAACATACACAAAAAAGAAGAAAAAACCTAAGATAAAGTTCAAGAATAAAGAGGTAATTTTTAAAGAATGAGTCAGAACAGTGTAATGGAAGTTTTAATCAAGAATTATCCTAAATGGTTAAGGGCAGGGGAGATTCAGAATTTGGTAGGGATATCCAAGTCAGCAACAAATGCCAATCTTAGAGTTTTGAGGAATGATGGTGAAATTGAAGTTATAATGATGCAAAGCCCACATAAAAGAGGAGGGTTTATAATGTATTACCGAATAAAACAGGAGGAAAATAATGGTAGATAATAAAGAAAAAGAAACAAAAGAACAGGAATATAATCAAAGCGAAGTTCCAAAAGCATTTCAGGACAAACAGGTAAAAACTAAGGTAACGAGTCTAAGAGTTAAGATTGAGGATACATTACAACTGATTAAAGAACGTGTTACTCTTGAGGTTAAGATGCCGGTTTTTACCAGAATGAGAAAAAGGATGGCAGAAATCAAAGCCCAAGCAAGTGCTAAAACTATGAGAGTACAGGGTCATCATTACACGACACCACCGAAATTCCATATACTTAATCTTCAGGGTAACAAGTTAAGTAATGATCTTGCAGAGATAACTTTTTCTGTATATGACCAGGATGATGCAGGTAACAAGAAACCAACTTACAACGAAGTTGAAGTTGAACGTGAAGATGGCACTAAATTCACACGCAAACATTCCGCAGAGTATAGGATAGCGTACGAAGTCAAAGAAACAATCCAGTTAAACAAACCTCTTGAAAGAGAGATAATGAAGTTTGACACACCTGGAAATCCAGAAAAAACAGAGTAGGGGGAAAAGATGTTAGAAAAAGAGAAAGTAAAACTTGAATGGGATGGGGACAAAATCATGCAAAAGATTCATATCCCAAACACCAGATTAACACCAAAAGAGATATTGGATTCATTAGACATGGTCAGGAACCAAATCAATCAGATGGAAGCTCAAAAGCTTCAAGCAGAAACTCAGATTAAACGTATTGGAACTGACATTGAATCTGCTAGAAGCTTTGAGAAGAATAGAGCTGAATTCGAAGAAAAGTGTATATCAATTCAGTTAGAAAGATTAAAAGAGGTAATCAGTAAAATCAGTGACAGTTGCAAAGGAATAGCTGATAAAGATTCCAGGGAAACAATAGAGAAAGACCCAAGTGCATACAACGACAATCAGAAAGCAAACATGAATTATGTCAATTATCAGAGACTTCTTGCTACTGATAAAGTCATTGCCACTGAAATCAGTAAGAGATTGATAAAAGATTATTTGTTCGACAAACCGATATTTGATAATCCCTTTTTATCTAAGGAATAATTTTATTTTATTTTTTATTTTTCTAATTCTAATTGAGTTGTATTTAAATATATCAATACCAATTTAAACTAAATGTCAATATATCGTAACTTTCTAAATAACGCTGGACATCTTCTAATCAATAAAGCTAAATCTCCCTCAGCAGGTCTTTCTACATCAGAATTTGAAGTTGCTAGAATAGGGTTTAGCACAGCAGATATTGATGATAGAGAAGCAATTTATCCAAGCTGGTTTTTCTCTAGCAGACTCGGACAACCAAGACAAGTTGATACTGTAAAACTCAGAAACTTTGCACAGAGTTCTTGGGTACAGATGGTGCTTAACACTTTCAAGAAGGAAATAAGTAACATTGAATGGAAGATTGTGCCAATAGATGAAGATGATGGAATAGACCACACAGAAAATATTAAGAAGTGCACAGATTTCTTTAATAAAATTAATAACAACAATCAAAATGTAGTGGACATCAACTCTGAAGCTGTAACTGATGTAGGAGAGATTGATGCAGGAGTATGGAATTATGTATATTCTGTTGATTCTTATACTATTGGCGAAGTGCCTGTTTATGATACTTGGGGAAGAGAATCAGGCGAGAATGAGATTAGTTTAATATTAAAACCTTTAGGGCAACGAGCATTGACCCAAGTAAAAAGTGTTGATGGGGCTTCCATCCTAAAACAAGTTGACATTCATAAGAACCTGCTTAGATATTATCAATTTAGCTTTAAACATCCAAGACGTAACCCAACCCCGTTTGATGTTGATGAAATTGAGTATTTAATTCTTAATAATCGCAGCTACAGCATTTATGGGTTCAGTCCAGTGCAAAGTATTCAACAGGAATTACAAGTATTGATTCAAGGGACAAGATTCAATAAGGATTTATATTTAAATAATGCGGTACCTGAAGTCTTGGTAAGTTTACCAAATTTACCTAGAGATAAATTAAAGAAACTAAAAAGGGAATGGCTTGCTCAGTATAAAGGCAAACCCCATCAAGTAGGGTTTATTAATTGGTTAATACAGAATGTTCACCAACTTACCAGTACTAACAGAGACTTAGAATGGTTAGAAGGTCAGAAATGGTATTTTAAGATAGTTTTTGCAGCATTTGGTGTAAGTCCAACTGAAGCAGGGTTCTTTGAAAACGCCAACAAAAGTAACGATGAAGGTCAAGCTAGGGTTACTGTAAGAAATGCAATCAAACCTTATCTCGCACTTATTGAAAAGATACACACCAGAAAAACCATCACAGAAATATTACAAATGGAAGATAGTGGTCTCAGGTACAAATATTTCCCAAAAGACCATACTGAAGAAAAGATTGAGTTTGAACAGGATAAATGGGAAGTTGAGAATGGTGCAATGACAATAAACGAATACAGAAAAAAGAAAGGTAAAGAAACTGTTGAATGGGGAGATGAACCATTAAAGAAACCTGGCCAAGAAACTTCATTCAACTTTGGCGGTAATCCCATGAATCCAGAAGATAATCCCCCTAAAGATAAAGATACCCCTAAACCCAAAGAACCAGATAAAAATGATAAATTTCATAAATTCTTAGAACTTGACCCTGGGGATGATGTGATAAACAAAGCAGAAGATTATTCAGACTTTTTATTAAGAACATTTGATAATTTTGAGAGGAAAGTCTTGCATGCGGCAGATGAACTTCAACTTGAAAAATCTTATACTACTAAATTCTTTGGTGGGTTTCTCAAGAGCTTATTTAACTCTGTCAATACTGTTGCCTTTGCTGCAAATGTTAAAAAATTCCTCAAAACAGATTTAGTTGCAGGGTTAGTATCTGCTGAGAATGAATTGGGTGTTGACATTGGGTTTACCGAAGCATATCAAGACAAACTTAACTTATTACAACAACAACAAATCAACGGTTATAATATTAATGGTAAACCCTGGATGGGCATTAAAGGGGTAAGTAAAGACATTCAACAGAAAGTCATATCTGTTGTTCAGGCAGATATTAATGAACATAAAAGTTTAAGTGAAGTCAAAGATGACATTAAAGGAGTATTTGATGGTTTCTCTGAATGGAGAGCGAACATGATTGGTCGTACTGAGACAAATAGAACGTTAAACTCTGCCAAATTATTAGGATATAAAGAATCCGGCTTAACAGGAAAAAAGGTATGGAAAACCGCATTTGACGATAGAACTTCAGATATATGTAAACGACTAAGTAACCAAGAACAGGATTTAGATGATGAGTTCATAGACCCTGGAACAATGAAAACATATCCCCACCCCCCAGGGCATCCATCTTGCAGAAGTTCCTTAGCGTTCCACCCAAAATGAAGTTGTATTTAAATAAACTAAAGTAAAAGGTAATAACAATGGAAAGAAAAATAAAGTTATGGATGCCAGTAACCAAGAACACCACCACAGGAGAGTATCAGGCTATTCTTTCAGATACTTCTTTGGATAGAGACGATGAAATGATGGCAAAGGAATTAATACATGACTTTGCTAGTTGTAAATCTTTGAAGGCGTTAGCTAATCATGATAATAAGATGCAGTCCTGGGTTGGCGGTTGGAATAATTTAGCTGCCATTAATAAAGGAAATCATACTGCATTAACAGCTAATCCCTGGTTTTTCTCAAAAGAAGCTAACCCATTAGCAGCTCAAATTGAGAAGCAAGTAGACGAAGCTATTGCTAAAGGTGAAAATCCAGGCATTTCAATAGGTGCAATAATTTATGACTCAGAAATGAGAGATTTAGACCATAAACAAATCAGAACATATACCAAAGGAGAAATCTTAGAGGCTACTTGGGTTCCGATACAATCCAACCGTAATGCAAGTTATGGTATGGTAGCGAAAAGGTTTGGCATAGCATTTAATGGAGGACAAAAAATGACAAGTTTCACACAGAAAGATATTGATACTGCTGTTGAAAAGAAGGAAGCAGAATATACTGAAAAGGTTTCCGAACTTGAAACACAGTTGAAGAAAGCACAAGATGAATTAACAAAAACAAAAGAACAGCTCAAAAAAGAAGAAGAGTTAGAAGATGAGCTTGACAAAGAGAAAGAGAAAGTTGAGGAAAGTGAAAAGAAAGTAAAACAACTCGAAACTGACCTAGCAACAGAAAAGAAGCAATCTCTTGAGAAAGCTGCATTAGTTTCAAAAGAAGAAGATGCTGGTGATGGTAATGGCAAAGATAAAGGCAAACCTTCTGATGAAGAGACTGAGAAAGCAATAAAAGCAGGTAAACTTCCAATATTCACGAGTTAAGAGGTAACACAATGAACGCAATATTCAAAAGTTATGAGGACAATTTCAGTATAGAAACTTGTAAATCAAGGTTTGACGCTGGAAATATCGGCAAAGATGGGTTCGGTGGATTTTCAAAAGAGTATTACAATCCATGGAACAAAGTCGATAAGAGAATTGACATCGCTAAAGTTTCAATTGACTCTCAAACAGGTGGTGCAGGGACAGCAGGAACAGCATTAGTTCCGGTATATCCAGACCCTTCTATTTGGGACAGAACAATCAGACAAACTCCTTTCAGGAATCTTACACCCCGAAGAGCAGTTAAAGGTTTGACGTATGATTACATCCCATTAACAGCTAAAGGTGGAGCAGAATGGGCAGCAGAGAATGCAGCGGTCTCAATCCAGACAGATTCTTACGAGAGAGTAAGTGTCGCAATAAAGTTCTTGTATGCTAAAGGTAGCATTTCAGGTCCCGCAATTGCAGGTATGAGGGGGTTTATTGACCCAACGCAACTTGACCTTGGTGTAAAGACAGTTAGCATATACGAAGCTGAAGAAGACGCATTAATTAATGGTGATTCTTCAACATACGTTAATGAACCTGATGGAATGATTCAACAAATAACGACAAATACAACTAATAGGGCTGGTGGTTATCCAACAATCCCTTTGATTAGAGCAGAATTTGCTACTACATTTAACGCTAAAGGTTTAGTTACATTAGCGATAACTGATGCAAGTACTCACAATTACGTCAAAGGTTTATTGATGGATTTACAGCGAACAATCACCCCTGACACGATGTTTGGTATTCCTGACGCATTTGTACTTGATGGTGTAACATTCATCAGAGACATTTTCATGCCACAGGGAGCTAGTGCAAAAAGAATATTATTCCTTGATATGAGATACATATTCTTTGCAGTACTTCAGGACCTCACCTATGAGGAAAAATACACTGACGCAGATGGCTATGTCTATATGCTGAAAGAGTATTTAACCATTGCTAATACATTTGAAGCAGCAAGTTCCCAGATGTACGGAATTGCATAAGGAGGAAAAAATGACCGCAATAATAGAAACATTCAGAAAAATAGGATGGTCTGGTGATTTAAAGATTATTTCAATCCAAACCACTGCAGCAGCAGCAACAGGTTTCACAATTGACTTCAATTCAGATGTAACCGATGGAAAAGGTATGGTCTTTGAAGAACTATTGAATATGATTGTTCAGGATGATGCTGGATTATCTACTATCACTGATAGTTCATTTGACCCTGCAACTGGAATATTCACACTTGGGACTGTTTCAACCGGAATACATAACCTAACCTTTATTGGTTATTAATTTATTTTTTATTTTTACTTTTACATTTTAAAGTGATTACTGTATCATGTGGCCTGGGACCGCATGGTGAAACGTGCCTATAAGATTATAGGTAGCGAAACAACTCCCAGGGAGACAAAAAATGGGAAATGGATTTAGAGGAGCAAATGGACAACCAGCAGCATCTCCTTACACAAATGGGCCTTACAATTTTAGTGAAGATATTACATTTCAAGGCACAGTTAATGCAGTAGGAAATGGTGGAACTATTTATTATGTAGATAGTAGTTTATCTGCATCAAATGGTGGTGGTTCTTGGGCAGACGCATTTATCACAATCGCAGAAGCAGTTGCTGCATCATTAGCAGCAGGCGGAACTTATGATACAATTTTTGTAAGAGGAAATGAAATAGATGAAACAAGCGATTACGCAGAATCAGTTACAGTAACTGCTGCACAAGTAGGATTAAGGATCATTGGAATGGGTAATAGTCCAGAAGGAGTACTGTGGACAGTTGGAACAGCAGAAGGAACTATCTTAAATGTTGCAGCCAAAGATTTCTATGTATCTGGATTTAGATTCAGACCAAATGGAGCAACTTCTGGAAAGGCTGTTGATTTGGCAGTTACAGCACTGGGTTCAACAATAGAAAACTGTATCTTTAGAAGCACAACTGAAACAGCTTTATATGGGATATATTTGGAAAGTACTCCTGATGTAACAATTAGAGATTGTAAATTTACAAGTATAGCGACAGCAATTTATGGTAATGCAGCTGTAAAAACGGTATATAGGTTAAGAGTTTTAGATTGTGATTTTGATGACAAAGTAGATACTGCAGGAATAAATATCTCTGGTAGAGCTTGTGTAATTAAACGTAATACATTTACAACTGATACAACTTTATTAATTGATACACGAAAAGGTGGAACCGGAGAAATGAATACAGTAAATGGTAATACTCTAATGTGTGGAACATCATACGCAGCAAATTGTGTTGGAGCTGCATCAGATTGTTGGATAGGTAATGATTGTAATAAATTATCTGAAGGTACAGAAACAGATGCTTCTGGAAGAACAATTAAAATACCAGCATAAAACTAATTTATTTTTTATTTTATTTTAATTTAACTTGAAACACTTGACGGAACAAGTATAAAAGCAAGGAGGAACAAATGGTAGACGCATTTAATAAATTAGATATGATGGGTGTGAATATGCACACTGCAAGGGCTTTAATGAATTATTCTTGGCCACAATATAAATCAGAGCAGCTCACAGTTACATTTGATGGTGCTACTACTAATGGTATTGGGGACTTAACAGGTTCTAATAATCCTTATGTCATGTTTACTGTAACTGGTTTGGTAGAAGTATCAATAATCGCAATATGTACAACTGATTTAGCCAGTTCTGGTAGTGGTACTGTTGAAGTTGGAACTGACACATCTACTGCTGCATTGATAGCCTTAACAACTGCAACAGACATTGATAAGAATGATATTTGGCATGATGCAGCTCCGGATGCAACTATTGAACTTACAAGCGTAATAAAAAGAAACCTTGTTAGCGAAGACATTGAACTGTTAGTTAAAACAGGTGATGTTTCTGCTGGAGTAATAGTTTTCATAGTAAAATGGGCACCCATAAGTTCAGATGGTTTAGTGGAGGCTGTATAAAATGAAATACAAAAATGTAACAAACAAGCTTATTCCAATAAAACTTAGCAATAAATGGTTAAATTTAGAACCAGGTGATGAGGCAGATTTACCTTTAGACATAAATCTCAGGAGAGAAGGTCTTGAACTTGTAGAGACTAAGAAAGTAGAAAAGGAAAAACCTCTTGAAAAACCCACTGAAGAACCAGAGGTTGGATTGTTAAAACCCAAATCAGAACCAAAATCAGAACCAAAAGAACAGGGTTTAGTTGGTAAAGCTATGGCAAAACTTCAAGATGTTAAAGAGGATTTACTTGATGATGGCAAATTCAACCATAGCAACAATCCAAAAAAGAAATCGCCTGGCAGAAAGAAGAAAGGAAAAAAACAATGAAACTGGAAATACTTTTAATTTTTGTATTTTTATTATTAGTACCTTTAACTATTTCTTACACCCCCAATTCCGATGGAAACTTCAGGGATGCTTATGGAATTTATAATGCAACTGAATTTGAAGCTGAAAATATCACTGCAACAAACATAAGTTCAACATATATCTATGAAGATGGAAGTAGAGTATTAACCTCCGCTTCAGACGTAAATTATTCATTATATAGTAATATAAGTTATTGGTGGGATAATGATGGAACCCCTTTATTTCGAAGCACAGATATTACTACTGTTGGCACACTAACTGATTTAATTATTAGTGGAGCATTAACATTAAACTCAGGTCTTAACTGGAGTTATTTAAAAGAATATCCTACTGCGTGCAATACTGGATGGGTGATTAAGGGTTTAGGCG